TAAGAGCTGAATGTTATTTCTTTAGCGTTCATCTGATTAGCAATGTCAGCTATCTGTTTAAGACCTTCTGATAATATGTCATGTGAACTACTATAAGCAGCCCATACATGAAGTGAATTATTTATAAGCTGTGTTATAATGTAACCTATAAAATAACCGTCTTTAATACCTAGATATAGTTGAGCCTTGCCTACCTTAATATCACAATAGGCATCTTCTGGAATCCAATCACCACCTAGTGCAGATATTTCACCTAGACTTGGTTTTACTTGATTCCAAACTTGTTTTAATTCGTTAGGGTTGACGTATTTTAATTCCATTATCCGACTATAATATATCCGTATGTTTTATCCGTATTTGTATTTGCTGAATGAGTTAATGTTGCACTTCCTTTTGTTCTTGCACTTACATATACATTGGTTAAAGATGCAACCGCATTAGCTGTTGTAGGCATAAGCATTATAATACTATTATAACCTATACGTTCATCATAAATGGTCGTTGTAGTAGCACTACTAGCGTTTAAAGTAACATTACCAGTATTGTTTGTTTTACCATTTAACACACCATTAGTTACTTCACTAATTTCACGAGGGTCAGCACCAGTAGGGTTTAAACCCCTGTACATATCACTTCTAGCCATTATCTATTACCTTGTGTTTCAGTTTCCACATCAACCGCTATAGCTGTTGTCCAGTTTCCTGTAGGTGTAATGCTTAATCTATGCCATCTTCCAGCACTTCTTAATGGAACACGATTACCTTCACCACTTGCTACAGCAGTAGTAAATACAATGTTATCATCTAACTCACGTCTTGAAGCTACAGCTACAGTTCCAGCACCATTGTCTATAATAGGTCTAGCAAGTTTAACTACAGAGTTATAACCATCTTCAAAATCAGATAATATAAGGTTTGCAGTAGTATTAGCACCTGTAAATGTAACAATATATCCACCTTTAGCACCTGCTAAAGTATACTTACCACCAGCCCAAATACGGTCATCTAGTGATGCTGGCACTGTTTCAATACTTGTGTATAGAGTACCAATACCTTCTAATGTAACACCTGTAGATGCAGCAGAAGCTATATAATTAGTATCTGTTTCAGCTCTTGACCATTTATTAAGTTGCCAATTGTAAATAATAAGTGCATTACCACCAGCAGTAGTAGGGTAATTCCAAATAACAAGTTTACGAATAGGGTCAACTGTAGCTGACATTGTGTCAGATTTAGCAATGTTAAATGTATTGTAGAAATATCTATCTATTTTTTCTACACCTATTGGAGTAATTGTTTTACCGTCACATGAATAGAAACCATCATCTGACAAGAAGTAAGACATACCACCATACTGTGCTATAGAGTTACCTTCTATACATCCAAGATTGCGTGATATAGCATCAAACTGAAAGAAGTAAGGACTACCAATATATTGCATACGATAGATAGCTTTTTCTAGGAATACAATACCAATTTCACCACCTGTTAAGCCAGTAATATTTCCACCATCAGCAATTAACTGAAAGTCAGATTGTGAAGCATTACCAGAAGTCCAATTTTGCTCATTAGCAATATCAGACCACTGAAGTTTATTTGGTGTATCTAATATATTTGCACACACTACAAAGTCACGAACTACTGTGACATATTTAGCAGTAGGTGCTGATGATGTATATACACTCATATTACTTGTAGCAATAGTTCCACTAGCTGAAGTGGTTAAAGTAAAAGTTGTTGAACTTGTAGATGTGATAACATAATTACCAGATAATGCACCACCAGATTTAAAATAAATTTTATATGTATTACCAGATGTTAAACCATGTGCAGTAGATGTAGTTACTGTTACAGTTGTACCTGTTCTAGTATAAGTTCCATTAATATATGTACCTAAATCTTGCCATGTACTAGAAACTCCTAAAGTCCATGCTTGTATAGGTTCGTGATAATTAGCTGCTAATAATATAGAGCCAAATTGTGCATATTGCCAACGAACAGTACCGCCATAAGCACCAGTTTTAGATACGTCTGTCATATTAAGATTAGTAGCATCAAACTTAAATAGTTTAGAAGCACCGCCACCAAATAACTGAACTGTATCACCAATCTTACCTACAAATACATTGTTAAGACTTTCACTAGCTGCGTTAGATAAATTAGATGCACTAGGAAATGGAGCATATCCTGCTAATACAGGAACAACATTTTTAGCGTCATTAAGACTTTCACCAATAGCTGGTTGGTCTGGCTTCCATTCTGTAAATTGTAATCTGCGTATTGTCATTATGCTGTATAACTTCCAGAAGATGTAAATTGTAAAATGGTATTAATACCAGATGTAATTACTGTTGGTGAACCTGTAGTAATTCCTGTATATCTTGATGTTGGCATAGATAAAACTACAACACCTTGATAACCATTACCACCTGTATATGTAGCACTAGCACTATTTCCTGCACCACCTCCACCAGAACCATAAGATGTAGCAGAAGTAGGAGTTGAATTAGCAGCTAATGCTCCACCGTTTCCACCACCACCAGAGCCACCAGATGAATATGTGCCATTATGTGAACCGCCGCCACCTCCACCTGCTACAGTTCCAATAGTGCTGCCTGTAATTGTACAAGCAATACCGTTACCACCATTACCACCAGTTTCCCCAGAAGCATTATCACCTACTGCAGAAGCTCCGCCACCGCCACCAGAACCATAATAAGGTGCTGCTGTTCCATTCCCACCAGCATAACCTTGACCAGATGTACCTGCTGCACCTTGACCTGTATATGGAGCAGTAGAACCACCTCCGCCGCCGCCAGAGCCACCAATAGCACCGTTTTCACCGTTCCCACCACCACCATTACCACCACCTATAGCAGTTAATGAATTAAATACTGAATTGCCACCGTTAGACCCTCTAATGCCAACACCACCAGCACCAGCAGTTCCTATAGTAATAGAATAAGCAACATTTCTATATATAGATGTTGTGCCTGATAATACACCACCAGCACCACCGCCACCTCCACCAGCAGAATAAGCAGTTGTTCCTCCGCCACCACCACCGCCTGCTACAATAAAATATTGTACGGAGTATGGAACATTAACCGAAGTTAAACCATAACTTTTAGCAGCGTTACCTGCTACTCTTGATAACAATGGCATTGTTAGTTCCTATTTAAATTGTGTTTGTGATGCTAAAACTGTAAATGCTGCAGAACCAGTTTTAATAATTGTATAAGAATAAGCATCTATGCCAGATGCACTACCACTAACCCATGCTGTACCACCTTGATATTTAGGAGTAACAGTTGTTCCGTCTACTTGAACCACGTTATTATAATAAGCTGTAGAACCTTGTGTCACTAAAAATACTACTGTAATAGCTTCACCTGTAGACATGGCAGTATTTAAAGATGTGCCACTAGATGCTCTAAAGTTTACAGTCCAGTTAGCACTTGCGTTACTTGTGTAATAAAGAACAGACTGTGTAGTAGTATCATAGTTAATAGTACCTGTGGCTGCTGTTGCTGATACTGTTACACCTTCTAAAGCATTGACAAATTTAGATGAGATAACACTAGATGAACCTGTGAATGTTTGTTTAGCAGTAAATGTAGTAGCTACATCATCAAATACTGTGTTTGCATCATATGCTTGGACGTTTGTGCCAATCACTAAACCTAATGCAGTTCTAGCATCACTAGCTGTAGTAGAACCTGTGCCACCAGATGCTACTGGTAATGTATCACCACTTGTACCACCCTGCCAATTTTTTAGATGTGACATTAATGCACGAATAGCATTATTAATACCAGATGGTGAACAACCCTCGTCTATGTTAATACTGTTGATGTCAGTATTATTCCCTGCGGTTGAGTCATATTCACTAATTTTTGTCTTTGCCATTTTTTATCCTTATTGTAACCATGTATTAGAGCCTGCTGTTGCAGTTGTCCAAGTTTCTGTTCCTACTGTTGTATCAGTCCATGTTTCCGTGCCTGATGTTATTGCTGTCCATGTATTTGTTCCTACTGATACATTATTCCATGTTTCTGTTCCTGCTGTAGATGTAGTCCATTCTTCACCTAAACGATAACCTTTAGCGGTGACTGTAGCTGAAGCAGATACGACAGGGGATAAGTTAAATATCCTAAAGCCACTACCTGTAAATAACCCTGTACCATTTACCTTTGCTATACCTAGTTTAGTAAGAATACCTGATGCTACTACTAAACCTGATGCTGTGATAGCACAAGAAGCATATATGGTAGAGAACATATCACAAGTGACAGTTGCAATACCATTGATACTACCAGCACCAAAATGTGTTGTACTAGGTAATGAGCTATAAGGTGTTTGAGCAAATGCACTTATGCCAAACATTTAGTTCCCCTAATTGTATAAAATATTTATAATATTATTCATTTGTATTTTGTTGTGCATCAAATCTAACTTGCATTTCATCTTTTACTTGAGCTAATGTTTTTACCCAACCTTGAGCAAATGCTAAATCTACAATACCTTCTTCTGTTGATGGAATAGCAATGCTATTTTCTATAGATTTTTTTACACAAAGTGCAATAATTTCTTCTTTAGCTATTCTTGCTCTTTCTTTAGCAGCATTATCTATCCACTCTTGTTGAGAAGTTGTTGCATAAGATAATGATTTATCTTCCAAATCACTTAAATTAATTGTATAACTTACCATATTTTTATCCTATTAAATATCCTAAAAATCTTGTGTGATAATTTGTTGTGTCACCATAAAAAGTTTGTGAACCAATTGTTTTTACCTCAATATAATCATTTGATGCTAAAGTTATAATTGCTGAACCAACAGTTTTTTTATAAGATGTGCCACCTACGCTACTAGAATAAGTAGTAAATTTAGTATCTGCTCCATTTTTGTAAAAACGAGCATCACCTGTATCTCCATTATTATTTGTTAATCCATCAAATAAAAAGTAATATGTTCCTGCTACTGGTGCAGTAAATCTTGAATTGGCTGTGTTATAATAAGAGCCAATATTTACAATAGCATTAGTAAAAGTTACAAGTGCATCAGTACTTGTTGCTGCTGCTGTTTTGCTTGCACTAAATGCTGGTTGATATGGCATAGTTATACGACCACTAGAATCAATGATTAACCTTGCTGTATTACCACCGCTACGCAATACCATTGCACCATCCCAAGCAGTAATGTATAGATTGTTATCTGTATAATAACCAAACGAATCACGACCCGTACCTGATGTATTTGTGCAATATAGCCAGTTATTGTTTGGAATAACCACTCCATTAGATAGTCTACCAGTACCATTTACATCCAGTTTATAAGCAGGACTACTAGTGCCAATTCCTACATTACCACTAGAGTCTATACGCATACGTTCTACATCACTAGTAGACCATGCTTGATATTGATTTTTATAATTAATTTCGTACATAGTACGAGTATAAGTAGGTCCATTTGCAACTTGTTGTATCTGAAATGTTGTATTTGTAGTATCACTAGTACTTTCAATTCCATGATATAACATAGTGCCTTGATTTGCAGAAGCACCAGAAGCATTTAGCCATATTCTTCCTGCATCATATAGACCAGTAGAAGTACTTCTTACAACTAATGTATTTTGTCCTGTTCCTTGCGTTTCAAATTTAAAAGCAGGGCTTGTAGTACCAATACCTAATCTATTATTAGTATTATCCCAAAAGAAATTAGCATTACTTTGTGAATAAACACCAGATGAACCTGCAAATACAACTGAACCAGCAGTAAATGCTGTAGAAGTTCCTGTGCCGCCTTGAGCTACTGTTACTGCTGCATTGTCAGTAAGAATAGTTGCTGTAGCATTAGGTAATGTATATGTTTTTTCAGAAGTTGCTGCACCAGTAAATTTAGTAAATCCATTACCAGTACCGCCATAAGTTGAAGCAATGACTTGAGTTAAAGCTGCAGAACCATCAAAGTTGTTACCATAAATACTTCTAGCAGTAGTAAGTGTTGCTGCACTTCCTGTAGTACTTTGGTTAAGTGTAGGAAAGTCTGCTGCAACTGCTATAGATAATGCACCTGTAGTTGTAGTAGATTTAACAATACCTGTAGCCAATGCAGATGTACCTGCTGAATAATCTGTTCCTGATGTTGCTGCACTAATTGCAGTACCATTTCCCTTTAATACACCTGTAATAGATGTTGTAAGAGTAATTGCTGGAGTAGTTGTAGCTGTTGCTACTGTACCTGCAAATCCATTAGCTGATGTTACTGATACTGATGTTACTGTACCTGTTGTAGGTGTAGACCATTGTGGAGCTGTTGCACCAGTATTTACTGTTAATACTTGACCTGCTGTACCTATAGCTAATCTCGTTCCTGCACCACTTGTGCCACCATAAAGAGTGTCACCTGCTGTGGTTAATGGACTTAAAGAATTAAATGCTGCTGAAGCTGTAGTAGCATTAGTACCACCGTTAGCTATTGGCAATGTTCCTGTTATTCCAGTAGTAAGTGGCAATCCTGTACAACTTGTTAAAGTTCCAGATGAAGGCGTGCCTAAAACTGGTGTAGTTAAAGTAGGTGAAGTAAGTGTTTTATTAGTGAGTGTATCTGTAGTAGCACGACCAACTAATGTATCTGTAGATGTTGGAAGTGTTAAAGTTCCTATATTAGTAATGCTTGAAATGACTGGTGTTGTTAATGTTTTATTAGTAAGAGTTTCTGCCCCTGCAAGTGTAGCAAAATCACCATCTGATAAAGCTGTGTTAAATTGTGCAGTAGTGCCACTTAAAGTGTTAGATGTTAAATTAACTGTTTTATTAGTGAGTGTGTCTGTTGTAGCTTTGCCTACTAATGTATCTGTAGCTACAGGAAGCGTTAATACAGAAGTACCTGCGGTTGCTCCTGATAATACTGTAGTTGTGCCTGATGTAGAGCCACTAAACTTAACACCTGTAGTGCCAAATGTAGGTAGTGTTGCAAATACTAAAGAACCTGAACCTGTTTCATCTGTAACTGCTGATGCTAAATTAGCTGATGACGGAGTACCTAAAAAGGTTGCAACTCCTGTGCCTAAACTTGTAATGCCTGTGCCACCATTGGCTACTGGTAAAGTTCCTGTGACGTTAGTAGTTAAATTGGTAAAGGTTGTTGATGTTGTGCCTGTGCCTCCGTTAGCTATTGGAAGCGTACCTGTTACACCTGTGGTTAAAGGTAGCCCTGTAGCGTTTGTAAGTGTAGCTGAAGCTGGAGTGCCTAAAGCAATAGCATTACCACTAGCGTCTAAATATAGCCCTTTAGTTGCAGGGTAGGTACAGAATACATCTTTAGAGTTAGCAGCAAAATTAACTGCTGCATTACTATTAGATGATGCAATAACTGTTGTCCTAGCAAGTGTACCTGCGGCTACTGTGCCAATACCTACTTCCCATGTGCCAGCAGTAGAGTCTACGATAGCGTAATAGGTTGTATTAGTATTACCTATAGCACTAGAAAATGTTTGGAAACCAGTAGCAGCACCAGCAAGGGTAAGTGTACCTGTGCCTGATGTAACGCTTGTTTCTTTAACTCTGTCTTTAACGACTAAAGCCATGACTTATCCTTATGCTAAAGTTACAGAAAGGCTACCAGAACTAATCTTAAATATATCACCAGTATCAACTGTTTTACTTGCGTCTAATGGCGTATGGTATAAAAGGTTTCCTGATGTTAAAGCGTCATAAATACCTATGTGAGTTACAATGCCCCATGCCAATGTGCAAGTAGGAAATGTAACATCAGCAGAATTTGTAGTGACACCATTACTAGGTGCAGCAAAGGTAACTGCTGTTCTAGCATAAGCACCACCAGATACTTCTGTACCTGTACCTGCGTCTGTTGGGTCTGATGTAAACAGTGCTACATATACGGTTGTAGGTGCTGTGTAAGCTGTTGCTCGTAAAGTTACGTTAATTAAAGCGTTCTCTAAATAATTGCTCATTTCTGACATAATTTTTCCTTATCGTGTAGCTAATGAAATTACCATTGGTGCAGATGGATTTTCACCAGCACTATCTGATATTTCTAATGAATTAAGACCTCTATCGTATAAACTAGCCCATGTTTGAACTCTTGCATCATTCATAAGATAAGGTTCTGCTTCACCTAAAGACGCATAAAGTAATAAATCTGGGCAATTAGCCAAAAATATATTAGATGAATTTGTAGAACCTAAATATGTTGGTGATGCGTAATAAACCATTTTAAGTGTATATGCAGAATCTGGGATAGGTGCAAATTGAAACTCTGAACCCATGACTGTATAAAATTTAGGAGCACCACTATCTGCTGTAGAAGCTTTTGTATTTCTAAAAAAGTTACTTGGATTTTGATACACAAGTGTTTGTATAGGACTTGATTCAACGTGCATATCACGCATTTCTAGGAAGTCACTAGGTAATGATATAGTAGGGTCACCTGCTGTAGTTGGTGTTGTAACTACTTTAAGCATAGGTCTAATACGCAAATCACGTCTTAATCTGTTTTCAGCTAACGTAATAAATGTAGGGATTTGTGATGTTAAATCAGTACGAGCCAAGTAATCAGCTAATGTTGCTTGCAAATCTGTATATGTAGTAAAAGCTGCCATTATATTCTGCCTGTCCTTGTTCTAAATGCTCTGTTATCTGGGTTGTTTAGCCATGCTTTGAATCGTGGCATATCTAATACGGTAAATCCACGAGTGATACCTTGTTTTTCTAATTCTTGGAATACGACTAAAGGAATTGACGCAACCTTATTACCAAACGCATCATCACTCCATCTTTGTTTTTCATCTGATTGAGCATATTCTGCTTTGTTAGCATCTACAATAGTTGTTACATTTTGTGAATGTGCAATAATT